TAATTATATCTCTACGTTTAGAAGTTTTATGGGAGAAACTATTAGCAATTTCTGTTAATAACTTGTTAATAGCTTTAATCCATATTAATCTTTTTCTTATTTTCATTGCAGTTAAACTCATGTCTGCTTTTCTAACTATTGCCATTCTACGTCTCCTCCTTCTTCTTCCATTTCGTCTGGGTTTACTATTGTCATTTTACTAAACTCTACTCCACAATATGGACAGTAACTAGGGTCGTTAATTCCTCCTACCATTTCTACTGTAAAGAAAAAGTTTTTACAAGACGTACATTCATAGTACGACATATCTTCTAATTTTGGTATATATACCATAATAATCCTTAATGGGTCTCTGCCCAATTATTACCAACTTTATATTCTCCATCTAAAGGACACATAAAGTTGTAGTCTTTCCCTGCTTGTATAATAGCTTCTACTGCAGCTTTACCTACTGCATCTGCATTATCCTCAGGCACATCTATTTGCCACTCGTCATGTATATTACCTACGAACTCACCACCTAATTCATATACTTTAGGATATAAATTTTGTAGTGCTTTCTTCATAACTATAGCTCCTGCTGACTGCAACAAAGTATTTAAAGCACTATGTGCAGACCTTACTGGAATCTGTCGTCTATCTAATCCGAACAAGAATCCTTTAGTACTAGCTTGAGCTACTTGACTTAATAGTTCTCCAAGGGCGGGTAACTCATTTAAGAATCTTTCTTTTGCTTCTCTTGATTTACTTATAGAACAACCTAATATTAATGAGAGCTTCTCCAATCCTGCTCCATATAAGAAGGCGTATCCCCAAGTTTTTGCAACATTTCTATCGGTGATTCCCAAAGCTTCCATATTAGTAGTATGTACATCACCATTAACAACAATACTAGCATAGTTTCCTTCATCATATTTCCCCATGTAATGAGCTAAACATCTTAACTCTAGTCCACTTGCATCACAACCCACAAGTTTATGTCCATGAGAAGCAGTAAATAACTGTCTACATTCTGTACCATAAGGACTATAACATGCAGGTACTTGACTCATGTTAGGACGAGAGTGAGTCATACGACCAGTAACTGCTCCGATAGTATCTACTGAACCATGAACACGATTACTACGATACAATTTAAGCCATGCGTTTTTACCCTCGCCTACCATACCTAATATTTTTTGTATAATAAAATACTCTGATAACTTCTTAGCACCTTCGTATTCTAAACTATTTAGTATACCTTCATTTATCTTTGGTATACCAGTATCAGTAAATTCCTTTGGCTTCCAACCATATACTTCTTGTAAGCCTCTAGCTATGTGTTGTCTACTACCACAATTAAAAGGAGTAACAATCTTTTTAGTGAATGGTACTCCTTTCACATAACCCCTAGTTTTATTATTAACTTTAGGAATAAATACTTCTTCGTCTTCAAAGTCTGGAAAGTATTGTTTAACTTCTGTTTCAATATTTATCTTCTTAACTAGTAAATCTTTGTACAACTTCTCAGCTTTACGCCAATCAAAGTACCAACCTCTTCTAGTTTGTCTTGATATTATATACCTAATCTTCTGCTCTAATTCAAAAGCTTGTTCGGGTATACCTCTTTCCATTAACTTTTTATATAGTAGCTTTGTAACTACTACATCTTGTTCACAATACTTAAGCATGTCCATAGAGAACTCACTCCAATCAGTAGTGAACTCTTGTTTATGTTCTCCTAATCTATGACCAAAAGCTTTAAGACTATACGAACCCATAAGATTTGCAGGTAGTTGTTTTGATTTTACACGAAACACATCTGCTTCTTTTATGTCTGCATATACAAGCTTAGAAGCGATAAGAGTATCCAATAGGTTGCAATCGCTAAAATCCCAACCCAAGGTTTTCTCCAATACTGGAATGTCATAATCAATAATGTTATGACCAATCCAAGTGTCAACATTAGGAAACACATTTTTATAGAAGTTGTCATAGTGTTCCTTTGTATATAGTAGCCAACGATTACCATTGACTACGTCTATAGCAACAATACAATGAACAGTATCTGCATCTAGTTGTAAGCCATTAGCTTCTATATCAAATGCTATCTTCATCAGTATCCTTGCCGTTTAATCCAAGTTTAGCAAAGTCATCTTGCCAACTAGGTAACAGTCTGCCAGTATCTTTATTAAATGTCAAGACATCTGCGATACCAACTTCTCCAGTAGTACGATTCTTTAATACTCTAACCTTTGCAATGTGTCCAGTTTCTGCACATTGTTGGTCTCGTTCTATTGCTATAACTGCATCTGATAATTGTTCTAATGAACCCGAACCACGCAAGTCACGAAGACTAATCTGTCCTCCTTCATTAGCATTATTACCTGCTCTGTTGATATGTACTACACATAACAAACAAGCTCCCGTCTCCTCAGCCAAGCTTCTTAAGTCTGTCATTAATCTATCAATAGCTTTACGCTCATCTCCAATAGGCATACCACTAATAACAATACTTAAGTGGTCAAGTATAATGTACTTACAACCTAAAGATACAATCATAAACCTTATCTTACTCATAAGATTATCACTATCAAGTGAACCGAAGTGGTCATATAAGTAGAAGCGTTCATTGTTGATTGTCTTTTCATAAGCGTCCCTTAATAACTCGGGGTCTACTGATTCTAGTTCTAATCTTTTATTAAGATATAAACTAGGATAACGCAATGCAGTCTTTTGTGTACTATCTTCTAATGCTACTACACCTAG